ATCGATCTGACGTTTAGGTTCCCATTCCTTAAACCACGGACCACCTGTCGTAAAGTGAACATTTTTTGGTGTGATTGTTTCATCTGACCAACCATCAAGCCAGTTCCACTCTTCTGGAATGCCACCAATTTCTTCGTCTTCCAACCAAGACATTCCGTGTAACCAAGAACCAGACCTAATGTTTGCATCGTCCACTGTAAGTCTGTGGTTTCCTTCGTGTCCACAGTTGAATAGCATGAAGCTAGACCAGTTCTTACGATTGTATCTTTGCTGGATCTGTCCGTCCATCTTTGTGGCAGCGGAAGGATTGTAGTTGTGTTTAACACAATGTACTGCTATGTCTTTGTTGCTACCGTAAGTATCAAACACTTCTTCGATGTCTGATTTAACAAGCATGTCCGAATCCATGAAAAGAGCAAGTCCATCATACTGGTTCAGGGCAGGAATCAAAAACCTTGTGAATGTAAACTCTGTGCTGAATGGCCTTCCATCGAAGGTGTCAACCATTACACGTTTGCCGTCAATGCTGTCAAGCCTAGCAGAACGCCGATACAGACCTGCTCTACGAAGAGCGGGTTGAACCAGTGGGATGATGTCAAACTTTGTATTGTATTCCAAGATTGAATCACGTAGTACTTCATAAGCATTACTCTCCCTTGCATCATAACCAATATAAATAACTGGACGTTTGTTAAACAACTGACAACTCCTTTCAATTCAAAGACATGTGTATTTTACTACAACTAAGCAACCATGTCAAGAATTATTTTATCGACAGGTGTTAATTCTTTTTGATCTGCAACAAAGCAAGCCTTGGCAAAGTTTTTAGGCTTTGTAAATCTTTCTTTGACATAGAAATCCTTTGCTTGCATACCGCCAACAATAGTGTATTCACCACCCGAACCAGTAACAAGAATAAGGAGATCTACTCTTGGATTCTTTTTGTAAGCAATCAATCTTCCTGTCTTGTACCTTGTATGCTTTACATCAATGGCTATGTTTTTGTAGTTTATATCACCAACATCCGTACCTGCTGCAATAGAAGGTACAAAATCTCTAAACAGATATTTGGGATATACATCCAAATATTTACACACAGCCATTTCTGCCATAAAAGCTTCGTAGTCTGCTTCAAGCTGAGAAACTTTTTTATCTACACGTTGTGCGTTGCCGAAACTTTTATTCTCATCTGTAACTTTCTTTGCCACGAGATAAGCAATTCTTTTTTCTGTTGGATCTAATTTTATTTCAACCATTTATGACTCGTTAAAATAATTTAGAAGAAGATCAAGCCTATCTTCATGGACAGCCATCTTGTCTAGTTCACCTTGTATTGCTTCCATGATGTCAGAGTGTTCACCAATACCTGCAGGGTTCTTTAAGTATACTTCTATGTTTGCTGTGTGCAGTGCCACATTACCCTGTGCGTGTTTTATTAGTGCTTCTAGCATTTGTTTTCTCATAGCTTGTCCACATCTTCGTTGAATGTACCTTCTGGTAACGCAGCTTCAAGTGTTGACATATTAGACGAATCAATTTCACCACAGATATTAACACAGCCTTCTGCCCACTGTGTTTTACTTACCATTATGTCGGGGCAATATTGATGTAGAGAACTGAAAGCAGCCGCTGCTGCTGCAACATCCTTTGTGTTTGTATCAAACCTAATTTTCATTTTGATTTTCCTTTCTTTAATTTAACCCATTCGTCATAGCTAGGGTGATTGCGTGGTGGATTGAACTGAATGTAGTCGTCAGTCCTTTTCCAAGTCCAAACTGGCAATGTATTCTTCGATGTCGATTGTTTCTTGCTCATCCACCATCTTCTCCAATCCTTCGGTAAGTCTTCGTTTCAGTGCTTCTGAAATCAAACCAGTTCTTGTTTCCTCGTCCATTTCAAATATGACCAAAGCACCACCGTCTTTCGTTTCTACATAGTCTACTACATCTATTTTCATGTGTCAATAAAACTCCTTGTTAGTAGCGGGGTGGTGGGATTTGAACCCACACACTTCTGAACGGATACAGATACTCTAGCCATTTAAGTTACACCCCTACATTATATACGCTACAAACGATAAATATAGTTTATACGTTGTGGCGTACTTTATGCTGCGTTCAAGTCAACCACTTCACAGACGCCAGCCGTACAAGCCAACTCACGTCCACCTGATGTGGTGTCTTCCTTCTCAAACTCCTGCAGCTTCGCCCAATCAATGTTAGCTACCGTATCATAAACCATTTTTAATTCGTTGTATTCATCTGGTTCGATATCCTGATAAGGTGCTTGCTGATATGTGTGTTCACTAAACGGAAGGAAACTAATTCCAGAAACCTTGTCAAAGTTTTGATAGACCCAAGATCCAACTTCCATCCATTCATTCTCCTTGACTGAGATAGTCACGGAAGGCTTGTGTTCACACCAGTGCTCTTGATACAGCAACCAAAGATCAAGCTGTTCAATGGCAGTCATCTCATTCCGTGTGATGGCACCTGTAGGTGACTTCATAGGAAAGCTAAAGACTGTCGTGCTGTCAGGCTTCATGACATCTGGCTCATTAGGAACACCACTTTGAATCAAGAACTGTGTCAGTGGATCTTTGTTGTCACCACGAACAGTACGAATATAATAATCATTGTGACGTGCATGGATACCAGAAGCACTGTCTACAAGCTGTGATACTGTACCACTAGGCTTGACGCAGGTGATAGCTGCTGACTGTGGAATACCTAGTTCTGCTGACAAAAGGCAGTTAGTATCTATAGCAACATCCTTCAGGTCTGAAAGAACTGTTGAGATATTCATGCCGTAATTTGGATCACGTCCAGACAACAGCTTGCTATCCATGATGCCTGTCAATGATACACCAAGCAGACGTTCTTCTTCCGTGTTCTTCTTCCAGATACTGCGAAGATATTTAAAGTCTGTCAGTGTTGCTTGGAACGTACCAAGAATAGTAGCAAGTCTTACCTTTTCTTCAAGTGTTTGCTGTGTATCATTCTCACGAACAACCACTTCTGACAAGTTACAGAACTGATAAGGACGTAGGATAATTTCAGAACAAGGATTACAACCGAAGTCATGATCAGCATCACGTCTACCATTCTTTGCTGCTTGCTTCTTAGATGATGCACGGTTGAAGATACCACGCTCACCCGACTTAGATTCGTACAGCGACAACCACTCACGCATGAATGTACCCATCTGTGGTTTCTCTTTGTATGCCACAGAGTTGTTTGCCAAAGCACGTTGACCTTCCTGTTCCCACCACATACCTGACTTTGCATGTGCCATCTGGTCATCGTTCAGATTGGAAAGACTGATCAATGCTGAACGGCGTACACCACCTACAACTACAACTTCGCCAATCTTACACATGATGTCGTGACATTCGATTGGATAAAGCTTGCGTCCTGCCGCACCCTTGAACTTTTCAATACAGAAGTCAAACAACTCCAACAAAGGTGCTGGTCCTGATGCACGTCCACCAAATGTCTTCAGCCTTGCGCCAGCAGGACGAACTTCAGATACATCAAACTGTGGGATGTGTCCTGCATAGAGCATAGCAATCAGTTCACGCAAAGCCCTTGCCCATCCGGGTCTGCTGTCACCTACCTTAATTGTGGTAGAACTTTTCTCAAAGTGCTCGTTAACTATAGGAAGCTTTTCTACGTTGTGCCGTTCAACGGAGAAGCCTACACCTGTGCCACACATCAGGATATACATTGTTTCGTCAAATGCACGTGGATTATCCACAGGCAGATAAGAACAATTGTAACCACCAACATGACAACGTGCCAACGCTGGACCAGATGTCATAAGTGATCTCATGCTTGGCATAATTTCAAGGGATAGCACGGCTTGTTCTAGTTGCCCACGCAACTCGTCAGTAAGAACATAGCCGTGCTTTTTGTTTAGATGTTCTTTCATATAATCGAAATATCTGCCGACTGTTTCGGGCCATGTTTCCCTACGCTGCTCGTCTTCCTTCCAACGTGCATATCGAGATATGGCAATAAAATTCTGGTAGTCTGTTGGTAGATAGTTATTCATGTGTTGCTTCCTTTCTTTGCGTAAAAAACGAGATACCATTCTATCACCAATGGGATAGAAAAACAATAGTCAATGACCAAGAACTGCGTTAATTCTTTTCCTTACATATTCGACTTCGCCGGAGCGTAGAACCTTGAATGCGAACTCTCGCATGTACACAGGATTCACACCAGCGAAGTCGCATACTGCCGTAAAGTCTTCTGCAGTAACACCTACAGACGCAAAGAACCACGCTACAGCCCTATCTCTTTCGTGTATAGAAGAGTCAGGTTCACCATCATAGGATGGCTTTGTAGCGTCAAGCAATGCCTGTAATATCACACACAGGAAAAGTGTTTTCTCTGACGAAGGATTATCATTTATTATTTCGTCAATTAGAACTATGTCTTCTTTTCTCATTGAACCATTCTTTCGGGATACCTTCTCCTTGTTTACAAAATTTGAATCCGTGTTTATCGCACCAGTCAGCATAGGTCATCTTACCACCCTTGTACAGTTTCCTGTTTGGGTTATCAAACACAAACCTGATATCGTAATCTGAACCATGTTGGCTGCGGATAAAGAGATGTTTCTTTCTGTCTTCAAGCATGAACCTGCCCTTGACTTCCAGTATGATACCGTTGGGGAGCACAAAGTCTGGAATGTATTTCTTGTCTTCAGTCCAAACGTAGGAGATAGGATCTGGCTCATACTGGAAATCAATTTTGTTCTTGATTAGAACAAGGGCAGTGTTATACTCAGAGTTTGACCTGTACTTGTGGTCAATGCTTCTTTTGCTTTTTCTCTTAGACATAGATAACTTCTTCTACATCTGGAATCTTGTTAACCTGTACAAGATGTCTTACACCATTAGAGTATTTGAATGAACGAATGCCCTGACCATTGTTTGCGTCAGCCCAACAGTTAAACTTGTATGGACAGAACACACAGCCGATGGCAAGCTTCATGTTACCAGACTTACCATCTGGTTCTGGTTGGTAACATTTTTCTGGTGGTGTAGAAGAAGCAGTCATCTTCTTTACATTACTGATACGCTCACTGGCATTGATCATGTGTACTGATTCAATCTTCATTAGAGCAATCTCTGCTGAAGATTTATCAATAGCTAAGAATGCTGCCTGACTATCATTGTCAGCTTCTGCATAGCCAGAGATCTGAGCAATGTAACCAAACGGATCGTCAGTGTGAAGTGTGCCTTCCTTAAACTTCTTGAAAGCATAAGGTGACGCAGACTTGATGTCCGTTAAGACACCATCGATACGTCCGTCCTTGTGTCCTTTGACACCAAGAACATCAACTTCCTTCTGCTGTTCTGTCACTTCGTGACCAGCAACTTCTGCCAACAAAACAAGAAGTGCTTCAAGGATTTCTCCATACAGAAATTTAAGTCTTGTTTGACCATCAATCTCAACAGCTTCAATACCCTGCTGCATGTCATACCATAGCTGCCTGTCAGGTTTGCCAATCTGTGACATACGAAGTGTTGTCTTTCTTTCTCGTGTGCCTTCGGACAAAGCCCTACGAGCAACTGACATAATCTCCCTACCAAACTTTTCTAGGGATTCTTTGTTCTTCATAGAAGCCATATTGTTTTCCGCTTCAAGCGTTTTGTATATGTCTTCTACTAATGTGTCTATACTAGCCATCAGTTTCCCTTTCTATAAGTCTGTTAGTGTACCACTGTGCCTTTTTCAAATCTTCAGTTCCGTTCTTGTAACGATAACGCCACAGGTATTTCATGATGTTACCCTGAAGATAGTATTTGAATCCGTCAGGACCAAGTGCAGCTTCTATTGCATCAATACACTCAATGCCAGACTGATTGTAATGTGCAGGACTGTTTACCATGTCGGATTGTTTGTTTGCTTGTTTTACAAGATCGTCTTCAGTAAACACAACATCTCTCCATTCCTGTTTTTTCTGAAGATCGCTCATTATTTTATTGTAATCTGTCATAATGAAATGCTCCCTTCGTTGTTAAATAAATGCTGGCGTACCCACCCAAACGCAATCCAGCCCACAGCCATCAATCGATATGTGCTGCTCCCTGTTTGATGTTGTTAGGCTACCGATGTTCCGAATGGAATGTCATCGTCAAAGGAAGCGTCTTCTGCATTGTAGCCACCCGGCACAACATCAAAGTCATCGTCATCACCGTAAGGTACAAGGTTAACAACCTGAACAGCCTGAAGGTCAGTGCCGATTCCAGTGTTACCTGCATACTCCCACTCGTAGGTTTTGAACAAGACGTTTACATCAGAACCGTTACCAACAAGAGTACCTGTGATGTCACGCTTGTTACCATCCTTGAGAGATGGTGCCTTGTTGTCTGTACCATCTTTACGCTTTAGCTTACGCTTGATGGTAAC